GAGTGTTTGTATGCATATGGAATGGATGAGAAGCAAGAATGGGTTGAAGGTTTAGAAACCCATCATCACCCAGACCCAACAAAATCTCGTTCGCAATATCTCCCTCTTCTTGCTCTTTCTGTTAAAGAAGATCCTTATAACGACAGAAACGCTTTTTACTATGGTCGTGAGCTTTACTTCTACGGAAGATACATTGAAGCAGCAGCAGAGCTTAAGCGTCACCTAGAACTCCCAACTGCCCACTGGGCACCAGAACGTGCGGCATCTATGCGCTTTATTGCAAAATCTTTACCTGATGAAGCAGAAGACTGGTTGCGTAAGGCAATTGCTCAAGCGCCAGGTCGCAGAGAACCTTGGGTTGATTTGGCAAAAATGTATTACGAAAGAAAAGACTGGGTTAACTCATATGATTGCGCAAAGGAAGCTCTTGCTATTAAAGAGAAGCCTTTAGAGTATCTTTGTGAAGCAGAGGCTTGGGGAGCAGCACCTTATGACTATGCAGCTATTGCATGTTATAACTTAGGGATATATTCAGAAGCTTTGGCTTATGCGAAAGAGGCAGTCATTGTTGATCCTACAGATCAAAGACTTCAGAACAACGTAAAGTTTTGTGAAGAAGCGTTTATGAAGCAGACTTCTGCTTCTTAGACTTCTTTTCTTTTTCTTTTTGTTTCTTTAGTTGTTTATCTGCTCGTTCTGACTTATACGCTTCAACAGCATTTACGCTGGTGCGGCTTCTCCATGAGAACTCACAGACGGTGCATGTAACAATCTTTGCTGTTGTCCATCGTCCTCCACCAGGGACTTCTTGCGAACTTGTCTCTAGTTTTGATGGACGAGCACTGCAGTAAGGGCAATGCGGATACCTTCTACGCTTTGCTTCTTCACCGTTGTAAGAGACAGAGAGTGCACGACGAATTTCTACCTCGTCTTTACCGCCCCATATACCCCAGATCTGACGGTGCTCTAAAGCCCATTGAAGACATTGGCTTCTTACAGGACATCCGTAGCAGAGGTTCTTTGCGTCATAACGCTCTCTTGGCTCCTTTGAGAAGAACCAATCCCTTGCATATTTATTTTTAGGGTCGGAGCATAGGGCATTTATCTGCCAATTGAGGGTAGTAGCTGGTTTCCACACATAACTATACTAACCTACTTTTAATAAAAAGTTATCAACTATAGAACTAAAACACTAAATTTCTATCCAAGTAACAGCGATTATATCTTCTACAAAATCACCGTAATTTGTTTCGCCATGCTCATCGCAGACTGTCCATTCTTTTTCACCTTCTATGATGCCAGCCCAACCAAACTCAACATAGCCATCAATAATAAGTTTGAACCCATCAGATAATGAGTCTGAGATACCGTCTCTTTGTAGGGTAGAAGCAAGAGCTCTACGGACTATCTCATTGTCCATATCTACATGGTCTTCAGTGAAATAAATAAGATCTGTTTCGGTGACTTCGTAGTAGCCAGAGCCGCTCCATTCATTCCAAAGAGACTCACCGATTCTTACATCTTTCATAGCTCATCTTCCTCTTCTTTTTCTCTTAGGGAGGTTAATGAGCTAGTAGGAAGATTATCCGTCGTGAAGAAAACAACTTTTGGATCTTGCATCTCAAAGATGCCAGCCACCGTAATGTTGCCGCAATTCGTGCAGACTTCTACAGCTCCAGTATTCACCTTCACTGGGACATCGACCCCAGTTAGACGCATAAGAATGTCTCCACTGCTGTCCATACTTTCTGGTTCCCATCTGGCATGGTCTTTTAACCAGCACACCTCGCAGAGGGACATAGGGGCTTGAAGTTGTTCACCACTCATATACCTAGTTTACTCCCTACTGGAGTAGGGGTTCTAAAAGATGAGAGCTTCTCCCGCGTTTAAGAGAGCGACGTTCTTTTGGTGTCAGACCGCCCCACACCCCATGCGCCTCATTAGCAATACCCCAACGAGCGCATTCAATTTTATGAATGCAAGTGTTACAAATTTTTTTGGCAATTAAATAATTGCCTTCTTCCATACCTTGGTCTGGGTCGTCTAAATCTTTAAGATAAAAAAATGTAGTTCCAACTTGAGCACAAGCTGGTTCTGTGAAATCCCACGGGCCTTTTAAGGTCATATATAGGTCCTTTACTTAGGCTCGTTGTATAGCTTCTTTGCAACCTCATAACCACAGCCAGCATAGCCAGCAATATCAATCCAAGTGTCTGGTTGGAATCCAGAGTTAGCAACAAACCTAGCGAGTTTAACGCCAATCATTGCCATAGCTACATCTTCTGTTGTGAACTCACGTTGAAAAAGTACTGACCATACTTTTGCAATGTTAGTAAAGTTTTCTTCTGGACCACCATATTGTTTATTACGGTCTCCATTAATAATTCGAGCAGCCTCGCGAAGAGCTTCAACTCTTGTAGGTGTCTCTTCAGTATTAACTGTATAAGTTACGTTTGTTGAGTTAATTGGGTTTGATGTTTCAGTCTTGTTATTGTTGTCTGACATCTTTTATCCTCGCTATGACTTCGGCTGTATATTGATATTCACTTGTTATTTCAGTAATCTCTGAGACAATTAATTCATAGTTAATAGAGTGACTCGGTGGTTCAGGTTCAAACTCTTCGTCTTCTTCGTCTTCACTATGAGCACCTAAAAACTTGGAGATAGCTGCGTCAGCAGCTTCAGATAACTCTTCGTAGCTATCTCCAAAAACAACAAATTTTAAAGTTGTTGTTCTCATGTAAGGATTAGTTTTTCAAGTTTCTGAGGCGGATAGTGAGCCCCTTCAAGAGCTGGTTCTTTTCCGTCAGTCATCTTTACAATGACATCTCCGTAACGAACACCAACTACAACACCACGACGACCGTTATGCAGCATCCCAAGTTCGCCATCAAAAGCATCTGCCTTTACACGAACCTCTTCTGCTACTTTTATATCGCCAGGGCGTACTTGGCTCCAGCTTTCATTCTTGTTTTCTTTGATAACAATATGACCAAGAGCTAGTTTTGAGAACATCTCAATTGTTGTATTTTTGAACTCTGGAGTTAGATTCTCTAAAGAATCAAACAGTTCAACAAGTTTGAGTGTTGCATCGCCTACTGGCTTTCGGACTTTTGCTGCTTGCAACTGAGACTTAACCCAGTTCATATCGAGCTCTCCCATGAAAGACTCCTTTCGATATAGATTCTAGTGTGTTTTAGTTGTTTAGTAAAGATTAGATGGATACTTCTTTTAGAGAAATAGTTTGTAATAGATCTTCAACTGTTTCTTTCCATGTAGGTATCGCTTTTAGATATGATTCTTTTTGAGCAGCAGAAAGATTGAATCTTTCTGAATCCGTCAGGGTTTCAACTGTGCTTGCTAGATGAGTCCACTCAAGACCTAATGCAGAGCTTTGACGCCAGTCAGTGACAACGGGAACGCCGTTTGCAAGGCTCTGTGCAAGAGCTGGCGACCACCAAGGCTCGTTAGAACGGTATACAGATACCAAGGTTCCTATGGACCTTCTAATCCTCTGCTGAGTATCTTCAAGGCTTTCCCAACGGTTTGTTCTAGTTGGAACAACTTCGTAACGAAGAGTCCCAGAGATAGAGCGCGACCAACTTGATTTAATTGAATCGCATGTCCAATACTCTTTTGTTATAGAGAAATCAGGGGCTACATAAGGCTGCCTAAGCAGGTATGCGTCAACACTTATTGGGGCAAGGTTCTTTGCGTTTGTATTTGGAATTGCCTGAGAGACCTTAGCGTGACTCATCCACGGAAAAGATGGATAGAGAGTTGTAGGCCATTCTTCATTATATAGAAATTCAATAAAGCCATAGACTTCGCGTTTTAGCTCATCATTTTTTACAAGATCAGAATAACTTTTTCTTCTGCTGTAAAACTCTTTCTGCAAGTCAGACATGTTTAAATAGCATGACTTTAACGATGATTGAAGTTTGTACTGCTCTGGAGCGTCTAAGAAAAGAGCAAGATTCCCAATCTTCCTTGCCTTTGAGGCAACAGAAAAAGCTGGGTAAATCTTGTTAGCAGAGAGACTTGTCGGCGGTGCTATCCCGACTAAAACTGTGTCGTACTCTTGTAAAGCCTCTTTATTCATGTAGATAGATGGCTCTGCAATTACTACAGAAGCTCCACCATCTTTTAAGGCTTGAGCAATAAGAGTAGAAAATGTTGGAGTCCTTAATGCTGTTTTACTAGACGCTTGTTGCGCCGTACATCCAGTTATAAGTACTTTCATTGTGTTACCTTCCTAAAACTTTCTATTAATTAGAAAACCGCCCAGCCTTTCGACTGGACGGTTTCCCAAACTTCTCAACAACGTTTATTAGAACGGTGATGAAGGTGCTGCTGCTGGGGCTGGCGCAGGCGCTGGAGCTGGTGCAGGAGCTGGTGCTGCTGCAGCCGTTTGTGGAGCAGCAGTTGTTGCTCCGCTTGCTGGGTAGTAATTCTTAATTTCATTCTTTTTGTTGCCGTTATAGGTTCGTGAACCAATTTGACCACGAAACTTACGACCAACCATTGCCTGCTCAATCTGAGCGTTGCTTGGTGCACGGTCAAAGAAATCTTTGCTAAGACCAAGCGAGTGCATTTTGCGGAAGAAAATTCCGAGTGCTGTCGGATTGTCTGGAGAAACAACGAGGTTATCCCAAACAAGACGCTTAGCGTGTGCACCAGTTTCAACCTGCGCCTTAAGAGCAAACATGGTTTTACCTGACTGTGTTACTTTTGCAGTTCCTTCTAATACAACGAGATCGTAATCTCCGTCTGGAAGGGCTTCGTATGATGCGGTCTCTCCCGCATCTTTAATAAGGTCTGACCAATTTAGCGAACTCACGCTGGTACCTCTGTTTCTTTCTTGTTTGTTGTTGTTGTTGTTGTTTTCCCAGCCGAAACTATTTGTTTCGGACCGAAAATCTCATTGAGCATTGTCTCAATTGAAAGCTTTTCTTGTTCTACAATTGCGCCAAGTCTTCCTTGCACACGCTCCCCTGCTTCATACTCATTTGTTCGTTCGACATACATACGACGAACTTTATAAGGAGGTTGAAGAGGGTCTGGGTTAGGGAACTGCTCAATTGTTAGAGCACCAAGAATGTCGTAAAAATATGGTGCTTGAATTGCAAGTTGTCCTTGCAAGTATGGACGATGCTTTCCATCCTGCGTCACACGAGACATCGCTGTTAATACGACAGCCTCAAGTGGATTAGTTGGGTGCATCGTAAGGTCACGAAGGTCACGAAGTAGACCACCCATGTGACGAAGAAGTTCGCCCCACTGTTGCATCTTCATTTGTTCGTTTCCAGCAATGCTGTCCATGCACTTGACTTGCAACTCTGAAATAGAGTCAATAATCAAGCTCTTGAAGTGGTGCTTACCTAACTGCAACCACTGATACGTCTTGATAACCGTGTCGTAGTCACGGACAGTGACAACACAGGTGTCCCAAGTACCATCTGCAAGAGGTGGTTCTTCTCTCAATGGGTCCCAGTACTTAACGATGATAGGTAGGAATCTGTGCCCACCTTCAACGTCAAGCATAAGACGTGGATATGGCGCGGTTACGGCAAAAGAAGATTTACCTACTTTTGATTCTCCGTAAACCATTACGGTCAATGACCGTTGTATCTCACTCATGTGTCACTCGTTTCCTTTTGTTTCGTTGTTTCCGTAATATGCG